CGTTGTTCCGCTCGGCGGTTTGGTGTTGGTCGCCGGCGTGGACGTCCAGGCCGATCGCTTTGAAGTTGTGGTTTGGGCTGTGGGCCGAGGCGAGGAAACTTGGACTGTGGATTACGTCCAGCTGCACGCCAATCCGGCTGATGAAACCGAATGGGACAAGCTTGATAGCTATCTGCAGACGGCATTCCCGCACGCCGGTGGCAGCATGCTCACCATCGAGGCCGCCGCAGTGGATACCGGCGGCCACTATACACATCAGGCGTACAACTTTTGCCGCCAGCGCGTGCGCCGCAAGATTTTTGCGGTCAAAGGCGACAGTCAGCAGGGCAAGCCGGTTAAGGGTCGCAGCTCGGTACAGGATGTCAGTTGGCGCGGCAAGGTGATTAAGCGTGGCGTCAAGTTGTGGCTGGTCGGTACCGACACCGCCAAGGACTTGTTGCACGGTCGATTGCAGATCGTCGACGCCGGACCCGGCGCTGTGCATTTCAGCAAAGAGTTGCCCGAAAGCTTTTACCAGCAAATCACCTCGGAATACCGGGTGCTGGCCAAAACGCAATCAGGCGACCAGTACCGGTGGGTAAAACCGTCCGGCAAGCGCAACGAAGTGCTCGACTGCACGGTTTACGCCATGTTCTGCGCCCAGCAACTGGATTTGAATCGGTTCACGGATCGGATGTGGCAACGCCTGGAAGACGCGGTGCAACCGCCAACCGGCGATATGTTCGCGCCGTCTGTGAAACCTCTTCCCCCTCAAACCCAAACAGCGCCAGAAGCTGTACCAGCCATTTCGGCGCCAGCTGCGCAGCCGCGCCGCAAATCGTCGGTCGGACGCATGGCATAGGAGTTCATATTGTTCACGCCGCGAATCAACAACTATACCGGCCTTCCCCCGGCCACGTTGCAACAGTGGCTGACTGAGGCGCAGCAGGCGTTGCATGACCTGAGCACTGGCGCCAAGGGGGAATCGTTCAGTTACACCCAGGGCGACGGTTCCAAGTCCATAACCTATACCCGCGCTAATATTGGCCAGCTCCAGCAGCACATCAACGAATTGATGTACGCGCTGGGCATTCGCCGCCGGCGCGCGATCCGACCGGTGTTCTGATGGAAACCATCACCCTACTAGACGCCAGAGGGCAGCCGATGGCGCCATCGCCCCCGCGTGCCTACGGGAACTCAACGATGCGCACTGAGGGCGTGGCTGGCGCGACGGCTTTTCCGTATGAGGCCTCGAGCTGGTCGACGCAGGAGATGGGGGAGTGGCTCCCTTGGATCCGGTCACCAGATGCCGAAATCAGCCAATTCCGCGACCGGATGGTGGCGCGTTCGCGCGACCTGGTGCGCAACGATGGCTGGGCATCCGGCGGCATCACCCGGATTTTGGACAATACCGTTGGCGCGGCGCTGCGTCTGACGGCAATGCCGGATTACAAGGCGCTGGCGGCCATGACTGGCCTGAGCGTGTTTGATGCGGTTTGGGCTGCGGAATTCCGCCGCACGGCTGAAGCACTGTGGCGCAATTTTTCGGAAGACATCGGCCACTACAACGATGTATCGCGTCAGTTGACCGTGTCCCAACAGATGCGTCTGGCGCTGCGTCATAAGCTGGTGGATGGCGATTCCCTGGTGGTCAACTACTGGCTACCCGAGCGCGTCTTCTCCGGTGGGGCGCACTACGCCACCTCATATCTGGTTGTCGATCCAGACCGACTGTCGAATCCATACCAAATGGTCGACACCCGGTACATGCGCAATGGCGTTGAGATCGATGATCACGGTGTTCCCCTCGCGTATCACATTAGAAAGGCTCACCAGAACGACTGGTACAACGCCATCGAGAGTATGGAGTGGGAGCGAGTGGAGCGCGAGGATGCCGATGGCTGGATGCGCGTCATTCATGACTTCGAGCGGGATCGCGCCGGACAAAACCGGGGCATTGGGATATTCACTTCGGTGCTGTCTCGGTTCAAGATGCTAGCCCGCTATTATGGCGTTGAGTTGCAAGCGGCCACCATCGCAGCGACATTCGGCACCTATATCACCAGCCCGTTTGACGCAGGCCAAGTGGAAGAAGCGCTGAACAACTCGGATGAGCTGTCGGCTTATCAAGGCTTGCGCGCCGACTTTCATGAGGAGCGACCTACCTATCTCAACGGCGCGCGTATCCCCACCCTGGCGCCGGGTGAATCGATTGAATCTGTCGCGTCGGCGCACCCGCATTCTGGCTTTGGCGAGTTTGCCCGCGAGATGCTGCTCAGCTTCTCTGCGGCATCAGGGATTTCGGCGGAACAGATTACGCAGGACTGGTCTCGCACCAACTATTCCAGTGCGCGCGCCGCGCTGCTCGAAAGCTGGAAAACACTAAACCGCCGCAATATTGAGTTCCGGATCGGCACCGCCAACCCGATGTATGCCTCCTGGCTGCATGAGGCGATGGATAACGGTGATTTACCGCTACCCAATGGCGCCCCTTCGTATCTTGAGGGCCGTACAGCCTATGCGCGCTGCACATGGCTTGGCACCGGGCGCGGCTGGGTAGATCCGGTCAAAGAGAAGCAAGGCGCTGTTCTCGGCATGGATGCGGGCTTGTCCACGTTGCAGCGGGAGTGTGCCGAGCAGGGCCTCGATTACGAAGAGGTTATTGAGCAGCGCGCTGCTGAAATCCAAATGTTCAAGGATGCCGGCCTGCCGCCGCCGAAGTGGTTTGGCGATGATGCGACCAGTGCATCCACCCCGGAAGAAGAGCCTACACCAAGATGATCAATTATCCCCACCTGGCACAGCGATTATTCAATGTTCCGCTCGCCATTACCCCTCAGAAAGCCGAGGTGGTCATGGCGGCTTTGGCCGATCGCTTTGGCCTGAGTCGGTTGTTCCATGCCAACGGTAATGTCGTCGCGCTCGACTCGTGGGACGGCGATATCGGCGAAGAAGCCGTATCCCGCCCTTACGAGGTCGCTGCGGGCATCGCCATTATTCCGGTTCAAGGCACGCTGGTGCAAAAACTTGGCACCTTGCGGCCTTATTCCGGCATGACCGGCTACGACGGCATTCGTGCCTGTCTGAGCCTGGCGCTGGCAGATAAAAAAGTCCGTGGCATTGCTCTCGATATTGATAGTCCTGGGGGTGAGGTCGCGGGGTGTTTTGACTTAGTGGACGCCATCTATCAGTCGCGCGGTGATAAGCCCATCTGGGCCATTCTCACCGAAAACGCCTACTCGGCGGCCTACGCGCTGGCCAGCGCCTGCGACAAGATCGTTGTCCCGCGAACCGGCGGCACGGGCAGTGTGGGCGTGATTTGTATGCACGTCGATATGTCCAAGGCGCTCGGCGCGGCGGGAATGGCGGTCACGATCATCCATTACGGCTACCGAAAGGCTGACGGCAGTGATGTGCGACCGCTGTCACCCGAGGCGCTTGAGAGGATTCAAGCCGACGTCGATGCGATGGGTGATTTGTTCGTAAAAACCGTCGCTCGAAATCGTGGGCTTCCCGTTGCCCGGGTAAGAAACACCCAGGCCAGTACCTATCTCGGCTCCGAGGGTGTCGGCATTGGATTTGCCGACGCCGTCATGGCGCCGGATGAGGCCTTCCGTTCCCTGCTCGCCGAGTTGGGTTAATTTTTTTGGAGATAAAAAGATGTCCCTTGTGAAAAACTTGGCACGCAAGATGACGTTTGCTCACTTGTCTAGCCTTGGCGCTTCCAGTGGGCGCGCTCAGGTTGATGATTCGGATGACGACGATAAGAGCAAGAAGGGTCGCCGCGCCGAGGGCGACGACCCGGATGAGCGTGACCCCGACGACGAAAAAGGCAAGAAAGGCCGCCGCGCCGAGGAAGATGATCCGGATGAGCGCGATCCTGATGATGAAAAGGGCAAGAAGGGTCGTCGCGCCGAAGAGGATGATCCGGATGAGCGCGACCCTGATGACGAAAAGGGCAAGAAAGGTCGCCGCGCTGAAGATGACGATACCGACCCCGACGCCGAAGACGATGAAGACGAAATGCACGGTAAGAGTGCAGTCGCCCGCGCTCGCCGCCGTGAACGCGCGCGCTGCGCCGCCATTTTCGGTTCGAAGGCCGCCGCGCGTAACCCGGCCCTGGCCGCGAACCTGGCGTTCAACACCGCCATGACGCGCAGCCAAGCTCTTGGCGTGCTGCGCGATTCTCCGGCGGCGCATGACCCGAATGCGGGGCGCTCAGCCAGCAACCCGAATATCGGTAACGGTGGCAGCCAGTCCCCGGGACGCAAAGCTGTCTCCAGCTCCAGCTGGGACCGCGCGTTTGCCAAGGCCAACCCCGGCTCGCGCCGTTAATTCTTCCATAGAAAGGATTTGCACTTATGGGCAACCCTATTGTGACGCCATTGCAAGAGCAGCTGCATAACAGCGGCTTCATTGTTTCCGAGGCGCCGGGCCATCAATCGCGTGACCAAATCACCTTGACCGGCGGCATGCTGGTTCTGGCTGGCACCGTTCTGGGCCAGATCACCATCAGCAATGAATCGCCGGTGGCCAGTTCCATCGCCGGTTCCGCCAACGTCGGTAACGGCACGCTGGCCATTGGCACCCAACCGCAGGCCGGCTATACCCCTGCCGGTGTATTCGCCATCACCTTTACTGATCCGACCCATTTCAGCATTGCTGGCCCGAATGGCTTTAACGAAGTGGATCTCCCGGTTGGCGCTGCGTTCAACGCAGACGGGATGATTTTCACTATCACCGCTGGCGGCACCGCCTTTGCTGTGGGGGATGCGTTTCAGATTACCGTTACCTCCCCGGGGTCTACGGGTCAGTACCGTCCGCTGAACCCCGCAGCAACCGATGGTTCTCAGGTGGCGGCGGCGATCCTGTTCGCCACCAAGGATGTGACGCAGGCCAATAAACCGGCCCTGGCAATGACTCGACTTGCCGAAGTCAATGGCTCCGAACTGATCTGGCCGTCCAGCATCACCGGCGCGCAGCAGACCGCCGCGCTTAACCAGTTGACGGCCATCCACCTCATCGTTCGCTAACTGTAACCACCCCTC